TTCAACTTTTGGTGGCTCAAATACATCTTTTATTTTAAGTTCAGTAAATTCAGTGTCTGCAAAAATCAATTTTGCTGGTATTGGCTATTCAGTAGACCAAGGTTCGGCTGGCATTGAAGCTGGCTCAATGTATTTTTCTACATACGGAAGTGGCGCTTTAACAGAACGTATGCGTATCGACTCCAGCGGTAACGTGCTTATAGGTAAGACAACTTCCATTGCGGGCGGTAGAGTAACTATTAAATCTGCTACTACACAACATTTGGGCGAATGGCAAGTAGGTACAGATGGTTATGGAAACCTCATGTATAACGCCGCAGGAACAAATGTTGGCGCAATTAATATTGCTTCTGCTTCTACGTCTTATGTCACTACTTCAGACTATCGCCTAAAAGAAGATGTAATACCTATGATAGGGGCGCTTGCAAAAGTAGCACAACTAAAACCAGTTACATACAAATGGAAAGCAGATGGCTCTAATAGCCAAGGGTTTATTGCTCACGAACTTCAAGAAATTGTTTCTGAGTGTGTCGTAGGTGAAAAAGATGCTGTTAATGAAGATGGCAGTATTAAACCTCAAGGCATCGACACCAGCTTCTTGGTTGCCACATTGACTGCCGCTATCCAAGAACAACAAGCCTTAATCACAGCCCTGACAGCACGAATCACAGCGTTGGAGAACACATAATGCCAATCAGTACCATTGGATCAGACGGCTTGGCAAGTAGCGCGGTTGCTCAGGCTAAGTTAGGTACAGGCGTGGCGGGTAATGGGCCAGCGTTTAGTGCCTATTTGGGGTCAAACCAAACACCATCAAATGCAACATACACAAAGGTGCAAATAAATACTGAGTCATTTGACACAGCATCTTGTTTTGACACATCAACTTATCGTTTCACCCCTAATGTTGCTGGCTATTATCAAATACAAGCCGCTTCTAGAATTTCAGGTACAACCCCCTCAACTTATGTCTGGGCAATTTATAAAAACGGAGGCAATGTTGCTGAATTAAATGTGGCAACAAGCCCTGCTTCATTTGATAACCGAGTTGTTTCATCACTAATTAGCATGAATGGAACGACAGACTATCTTGAATTTTATTGCTACATAAATGCGGCTTCTGGACAAACCTTTAATGCTGGAAGTAATGTGACTTGGTTTCAAGGATTTTTAGCGAGAGCCGCATGATGACACTATACGAAAAAATCAAAGCAATCTATCCCGAACTGCAAGACGCAGACTTCTTGGACACCATTCTTTTGCAGAACGACAGCGATGGCAAAGGTGACTACATAGCCAAGTGGGAACACCCAACACTGGCACGACCAACTGAGGAGCAGTTAGCATGACCCTCGCAGTCAACATTGCCCAGATAGGCTCAAACAATACAACCTTCCGCAATAGGATCATAAATGGGGCTATGGTGATTGACCAAAGGAATGCGGGGGCTAGTGTTACGCCTGCTTCTTTTACATACACCCTAGATAGATGGGGCGCTGTTCAAACTACTGCATCAAAATTCTCTGTCCAACAAAATGCGGCGGCTGTAACTCCACCAGCAGGGTTTACTAATTATCTTGGGGTCACTTCTTTGTCAGCCTATTCAGTTGGGGCTGGTGATACCTTTAATATCTATCAAAGTGTTGAAGGGTTTAATTGCGCTGATTTTGCATGGGGAACAGCAAGCGCCCAATCAGTCACACTATCATTTTGGGTTCGTAGTTCACTAACAGGCACATTTGGTGGTGCTATTAAAGATGGAAGTAGTAGTAAGTCATATCCTTTTACCTACACAATCTCAACTGCAAATACTTGGGAATACAAAACAATAACTATTGTTGGGCCAACTTCTGGACAATTTTCATATACATCAACAACAAACGGAATTGGGTTGCAAGTAATGTTTGGTCTTGGTGCTGGTGCTACCTATTCTGGAACTGCTGGTGCATGGAATAGCACAAACTCTTATACAGCCACAGGCGCAACCAGCGTAGTCGGCACAAACGGCGCTACTTTCTACATCACAGGTGTCCAGCTTGAAGCAGGGTCTACTGCGTCACCTTTTGAATACCGTTCATACGGGACTGAGTTGGCGCTTTGTCAGCGGTATTGTTTTAGAGCTACTTCATATGATTTAGGTAGGGCGCAAGATGCTACTTATACATTTGGTGGAATTAGATTTCCAGTTACTATGAGAGCCTCTGCGTCTTATACGGCAAGTTCAGGAACATATACAGTTAATGCAGGTAATGCTGGTACTACTGCTGTTGTTTTTGCTTCTACTGATACGATGGTTTTGTACAACCTTGTATCAAACTGGACAGCTACTGCATTTGTTCAAGTTTCAGCAACATTTACAGCGGAGTTATAAATGTATAAATTAAATACACCACCAGGATTTAATAATCCAACTTGCGTAGTTCGCTTGTCAGACGTTACTTACATCCCATTTGACCCCGATAACACCGACTACCAGCAATACTTAAAATGGTTGGAAGAGGGCAACACACCATTGCCAGCAGATGAGACACCATCATGACTGAAGATACAATATCATTAACAGAAGCTAAACTAATGTCTCATGAACAAGTATGTGCAGAACGTTATGCAGCTATCTCAACTAGTCTCCAAGCAGCAGGAACAAGGATGACTAAGATAGAATATCTCTTATATGGAGTTATGCTATGTGTATTACTTGGTCCAGGTACTGCAGCAGAGTTTGTTAAACGTTTAATAGGAGCATGAAATTGATCCTATTAGCATCTGCCTTCTTGCAGCTGGCTTGGTCAAAAACATCCAAGCTGGTTGCGAGCTTTACAAACAAGCTAAAGAATCTTTTGTTGAGATCAAAAGAACTGCTGATGAAGTTGTTGCTATTGGCAAAGAGGTGCATGGTTTTTGGAATCAGTTACTTGGGTTCTTTAATAGCAAACCTAAAATTCAAGTTGCAAAACCTACTGCTAAAACTAAAAAATCTGATTATGTTGCTGTTGACGAAACTCAAGTTAAAATTGACATTGTTAAAAACCTCACAGAATTCTTTAAGCTCCAAGAACAACTAGCAGCACATATCAGGGAAGAAGAAGAAAAGTCAAAGAACGTATATGACCCTGACCAGAACTTAATGGAGTCAGCACTTAACCGAGTGATGGCACAACAAGAAATGGATAGTTTAGTTATTCAAATCAGAGAATGCATGGTATACCAAAGCCCACCAGAAATGGGGGCGCTGTATTCTGAAGTGTTCAGCATGAAAGATAAGATTGAAGAAGAGCAAACCCAAGCAAGGCTAAAAGAAGAAGCCAAAAAGAGGCAAGAGCTATGGCAACAAAGGCAGTTAGAAAAACAAACAAAAATAACAATAGCATGGGTACTAGCAGTGATATCCCTAGCTGGATACCTCCACCTGTGGTTCCTGTATCTAACCCTTTAGAGGAGTCTCCAATGTGGTATCTAGGATGGGTTGCTGCTACTGTATTAGTTGCTATATTATTGCCTATAAATGCTATATTATTTTCTAGAGCATACGAAACAGAACTTAGAGCTAAAGCAATATTGCAAAAGACAGAACAGATACAAAAACAAATAGAACGTAAACAATCAAAATCAAAGGATGACTAATGAAACAATTAGAAAAAGACTCAGTATATAACCAATTTGATAATAACAAAGATGGTATTGTAAGTGACGATGAATTAGCTCGTTCTGAACGAATGATGATGATTGAAAACATGGATAAGATGGCTGATCAACAGCGTATTATGGCATGGTTTGCTTTAGGTTTACCTGTATTACTTACTCTTCTTTTTGGTTCTAGTTTATTTATGTTAGATAAAGTATCTGCATTAACAGGTTTATTAACTACTTATTGTGCTGGTATGACTACTATTGTTATTGCTTTTATGGCGGCTCAAGCATATACCAGAGGAAAGATGCACGAATAATGAAAACAATATTAGCATGTATTATAGCTATTTTAGTAGCCCTTGGAGTAGGGTACTGGAAAGGTAGCTATGATGCAGGAGTAAAAACAGCATTGCAAGTATCTGCTGCAAATGATGTTGCCAGAGAAAAAGAAAAACAGATAGGTGAAGTAGCAGCAACATATGCTACTGTATTAAGAAAGAAAAATAAAGATGCTGAAAAGAAAATTACTGATCTTCGTATTGCCGTTGCTAATGGTGAACGCAAGTTGTTCATTCCTGCCAAAGCCTCCGACTGTAGTGTATCAACCACCTCAGATGCCTCCACTTCCAGTGGAAGTAACTCAGGAGAAACACGAGCCGAACTTGACGGACAGGTTGCTCAAGATCTTATCTCAATAGTTGCTGAAGGTGACAATGCTATTCGTAAATTAAATGTTTGTATTAGTCAATATAATGAAATTAAGGATAAATTAAATGACCCAATTAAGCGCTAACTTTTCTTTAAAAGAATTATCTAGATCAGATACAGCTACCAGATTAGGATTAGATAACACACCTGACTCTACAGCTACTGCTAACTTAAAAACATTATGCGAAAAAGTATTACAACCTGTAAGAGATCATTATGGTAAAGTAACTGTTAATAGTGCTTATCGTTCACCTGAATCTAATGCTGCTGTTGGCGGGTCAAAGACATCAGATCATTGTAAAGGTATGGCAGCTGATATTGAAGTATCAGGTGTGGCTAATGGTGACTTAGCTCAGTATGTTAAAGATAATTTTAAATTTACACAATTAATTCTTGAATTCTATACCCAAGGAATTCCTGACTCAGGATGGGTACACGTATCGTATGACCCTAATAACCTTAAATGTGAATGTTTAACTGCTACAAAACAAAATGGTAAGACAGTCTACCTTAAGGGTTTACAGCCGTAGACGACCCCTAATAGGAAGTACTCCATAATAAAGGACAATACATGGCAACTACGATAGAACAATTTGGCAGAGGCGGTTGGAACTCTGATATGCCACCATTGATCTTACCACAGAATACATTTACAGATGTGTTAAATGTAAGGTTTGATGATGAGGCAATACAAGCAACTACGGGAGAAGCATTATACAAGACAGTATCTATTGCCCCTGATTATGGAATACATTGGAGAAGACCAGACCAAGGATATAATATCTTTGCTAAGAATGGTAATATTGTAAGAGTAGATGCTAGCGGTGCTCAATCATCTATGCTATTAAGTAGCGATCCAGTATATGATAATAGTGATTGGCAAGGCACTTTGTTTAATGGTGGATTTGCTATTATTATTAACAATGGTACATCTACCCCATTATATTGTTTATATGGGAGTGCTACTGCAGGTTCTTCATTTCAACCTTTACCTAACTGGAATTATGTTGCTGGATTAACAGTAACAGCTAAAGTTGTAAGATCATTTAATTATTCTCTTGTAGCTGCTAATTTAACATTAGATCAAAGTGGAACAGTTACTTATGCACCTAGCACTATTAGAGTATCTGTTCAAGCAGCTACTGGTTCTATACCTTCTGTATGGCAACCAGGCTTAACAACTGATACTGCTGATGAATTTGATTTAAGTTCTACCTCACCTATCTTAGATATGCAAGAGCTTAGAGGTAGTATGTTTATATATTCTTCAGATAGTATTAATATCTTAACCATAGGAGCTACAACAAGAGTAGTACCCTATAGTAAGTCTTATGGTATTCTTAATACAGACTGTGTTATTGAAGTTGATGGTAAACACTTTGTTGTTGATCGTAATGATATATACACACATAATGGTTCAGGAGCTATTGAGTCTATTGCTGACTTTAGAATTAAAAAATATTTCTTTAGAAATCTTAATAAGAATGCTACTAATAAAGTACACATAATTAAAAATCCATTTTATAAAGAGATATGGATTAATTTTCCTAAAGGAACATCTACTGTTTGTGATGAAGCTATTATTTATAATTATAAAAACAATACATGGACTAAAAGAAAATTACCTTCAGCTACTTATTTATTTAATGGTCCACCAAATATAGATAATACATTTCAATATGGTAAAGAAGTATTATACATATGTACTAATTCTACACAGACACTTGTAACAGATGATAATTATTTAATGTGGACAGGATCTGCATTAGCTCACTTTGAATCTTATATTGAAAAGAAAAAGTTAAATACAGGTGATGTATCAGGCAGTAGTATAGTAACTTCTATATACCCTATCTTTGATAAAGTACCTATTGATGCTGATATTACTATTAGGGTATCAGGTCAAAACAATTATAATGAAGATATTGATTTATCTACAAATGAACCTAACATAACTACTTTAATGTTTCTTCCTAATGAACTAAGATCACAAGGTTATAAAGTTGATCCAAGAGTTTATGGTCGTGTTTTAAATTATAGAATAACTTCTTCAGATTACTGGAGACTAGCTACCATAGCTGTAGATGCTAAACCTCTAGACAGGAGATAACATATGATGTTTCCACCACCTATTACTGGTATATCTGAATTAGATGCTTATTTGTCTCAGATGTATATGGAAGGAACAGTATCTAACACCGATAACGTTGTTATTAATCCAGCTAATGGGCAAGTATATAATCCAACTACAGGTATTGTTGTATCTTATTTATATGAGTATATACATATTAAATATGCTGATAATAACGTAGGTGCTGGTTTATCTAATTCACCAACAAACAAAGATTATGTTGGTTTATTTAATAGTGACTCTGCTACTGAATCAACTAATCCAGCAGACTATACTTGGTATATTGTAAGTGGTGGATTTGGTACAACTAAATTCTTATGGTATATTGTTAATGGTGGTAGACAATTTAACTACATTGTTAGCACAACATTACCTAATGCTCTTTACATACAAGATACAGGAGCAGTAGTTGATTTAGATTTAGTGTCTAGTTCTAATGGTTCTTCTGCTAGAGTTTCTTATGCTACTGCTACTATTGGTTCTTTAAGCACTTCACCATCATTTGTTAATGTAACAGGTTCTTCTAGTTATCCTCCTACAAATACGTGGGGTGGTGGTGAAGTATGGGGAGGTACTCCCTCAGTATTATCTATTGGTCAGGCGCTGTATAGATCTGATGGTATATATAGCCCAACAACAGATATTACTACATGGTATGTACCTTATCAAGCTGCATTAAGTGTTGGTTCATTAGACGTTGTAAGCCCTGTTATGGGAGATATATATAATGGTAATGTAGTTAGATCTACAACAACTATTGCATCAGGTTCAGGAGTATCATTTGAAGATACTGGTTCATTTGCTTTAGGTGACTCAACAAAAAGTATAGTGTTTGATGGATCTGTTTTAACATTAAACGGGAATTTAGTTAATACAAATAATTTAGTAGCTAACTCGGTAACAACTGCTGCAACTAACACTAATGCTTCTAATAGTGCTACTGTTACTTTATCTTTAACTGCAGGTGATACTATTTATGTTAATGCAAACTGTGATACAGAATATCCAACAAGCACAGCTAGCACTACAAGAACATTTAGTATCTTTATTACTGGTGCAGCTACAGCTACTTTAAGTACAACTACTTCAGTAGTGTCACAAATAGTAACAACAAACTATTTTACTTCTTCATCTACAAGTGGTATATATGTAGCACCATCTACAGGCTCCTATACTTTTACAGCTACATACAGTGCTGGTGGTGGTGGAACCTCAATACAGGCTATTGTTTTAAAGAGATAACATGAATATTAATATACTTCCACCAGAACAAGTTTTAACATACTGGCCTACTATTTGCCCATTCTTAGAGGAAGCATTAAGCTATGGACAAAATGAATCATCTCTAGTAGACTATATAAAAAAAATTATTAATGAAACAGCGCAATGCTGGGTAGTTACTGATGAAAATAAATTTATTATTGGTGCTGGATTAACACAATTAATTCATTATGCACAATATAAAACACTTCATATTGTAGCTTTTTCAGGTAGTAATTTTGAAGAACAATCTAAAGTGTTTCCTACTGTGGAAAACTTTGCACGACAAATGGGATGTAAAGCTATTGAACAATGGGGAAGACCAGGATGGGCAAAACAATTACCCAAATATGTTCCTGGCTTTAAACAAGCATACGTAGTTATGAAAAAAGATTTAGAAGGAACATATAATGAGTAAATGGAAATTAGGAAAGATTGTAAAACGTTATGGCGGTGGTGGTGGAGGTGGTACAACAACTACTGTCACACAAAATATTCCAGAAGAATTTAGACCAGCATTACGTAGAGCACAAGAGAGAGCAGAAGAAGCATATCTTGGGGGTAAACTTGATAACGTAGCAGGTGTATCTAATTTACAAGAAAAAGCTTTTGGTATGGGTGATACCATACAACAAGTTGGACAATCAGGTTTAACTACATTACAACAACAAAATGCTAGACTAACTGATATGGCTAATACAGGTGGAGCTAACGAGCTTCAAGCTGCTTTAGATTTAGATGTAGGTATGGGTGCTGCTAAGATAGGTCAAGACTATGGTGCATCAGGTACATTAGGTTCTTACAGACAAAATTTAGCATCTGCCTCTGCTGAAGACGCTACTAAAGCTAAGTTTGCTCAACAAGTTATAAGTAATAAAGGCGCTGCTGAAGCTGCAATTGGTGCTAATGTTGGCGCTCAAGGGTCAGTAACTTCAGGTACTGCATCTAAGCTATCTGACTTAGGCGGTCAACAAAGAAACATTCAACAACAAATTGAAGATAAAGATTATCAAGCATTACAACGATACGCTTCCACTGTGTATGGTAATCCTGCACGACAATCAGCAACAACATCACAAAGTGGAGGTGGTAAATAATGGCATATGATCCTTGGGATTGGGCTAATAGTAGCTCAGAAAAAAAGGAAACAGTTATAGGTGCTCCTTTATCTAATGTTATTGTTCCTTTACAAGCTAGTAATGAACAAATGCAGCCAGGACAGGTTATACAAGAACAACCTAATAGGGATGTAGAGCAGTTAAGAAGTATGGCTATTAACAAAGGTGTTGATAAAGGGGCTAGTTACGTTTCAGATAAATATGCAGCTATGAAAGCTGGTCCTATTGGTACTGGTGGCGCTCCTGTAGTAGAACAAAGCATTATGGCTTCTTCACCAACAATTGCTGCACCAGCAGGAACTATGGCGGGAATGGGTACAGGTACTGCTGCTGCCGCCGCTACTGAAGCTGCTGTAACTGCTCCTCTTGCTACTACTGCTTTAACTCCTGTTGCTGCTGGAGCCGCAGGCGGAGCTGCTGAAGCAAGTATGCTTGCTGGTATGGGACCAGTAGGTTGGGGTGTAGGCGCATTATTGTTAGCTAAATCAATGAATTGGATTTAAAAATGGGACCACTATCTGCTAAACAACACAGAGAGTACTTAAAGTTTTCTGCACAAGAAGCTAGAGCATCAGACAAAATGGAACGGGAAGAAGCTCGTAAACAACAACTACATGAAATTAAACTTGTAGAAGCTGCTGGTAAAGCTGGACAAACTTTAGGTCATAAAGAAGACATTCACAAATATAAGATGGGTACTTTAGGTGCTCCATTAAAAATTAAAACACCTAACCCACTAGCTGGAGCAGAAATATTTAAACGTGGTCAACACATGTTACCATACCAAGTAGAAGATGCTGCTAAAGCTAGAAAAGCTGCTAAAGAAAATACAGATACCGTACCCGCTATGTTAACCCCTGGTGAAGCTGTTATTCCTCAACCTGCTGCACAAAATCCTAAGAATAAACCTATTATTAAACGTATGGTTCAAGAAGGTAGAAAAGCTAACAGACGAGGATATGCTGATGGTACCCTTGATGTTAACATAGATACTGATGGTATTGAAAATGTTGCAAGAGAACTTGCTCAACAATACCTACGTGATGGTTCTGTTAACATTGTTAACTCAGATGTTATTCCTAGTAGAGTACAACAAGCTGCTGGATACATGGATGGTAGCTCTAAAGTTTCTGTAAATGCTTCTGGTAGTAAACAAAAAAGTAAAGATAGAGATTCATCTAATGAAAGTTCTAATTACTTTGGTAGAATTGGTTATAATAGTTCTCCTCTTTCAGTAGGCATAAGTGGAGGGGGTTACAAATATTCAGGTAGTAATTCTGAAAATTCTTTTAAAGGTGGTAAGTCGGGTATAACTGGTTTAGATGCTACTTATAATGTTGATAAAAATACATCTTATGCTATTGAATTAAAAAGAGCATTAGATCAAAATGATGCTCAAAAAGAACAAGCTAATAAGCAAGTTGAATTTAAATACAGAAAAGAATTTAATGATGGTACTTCTGCAGTGCCTCAACTAATGAACTATAACGAAGGTACTATTCAAGTACCAGTACCATCATTAGCATATGAGCATTCAGATGTTCCTGGATCTTCTTTTAAAGATGGTACAGAAGAAGTACCTAACTTTAGTAGAGGTAGTTCAGCTAGTTATCATTATCAAGGTGGTACTGAAGACGTACCTAAGTTATCAAATGAAGAATATAGACAACAATTCTTAGAGCAAGAAGAATTAAGTAGACGATTAGCTAACGAAAATAAATCACCTGAAGCTATTTCTGCAGCAATTCCTAAAAATGTTGTAGTAGAAAGTACTAAACTATCTGATAGCATAGAATCTGCAGTTCCTCGTTCTGCTTATCCAACAGATGTAACTGAAAGCATGAAGCTTAAAGATGTACAAGCAAAGATTAATGGTAGTGTTAGTTCAGAATTTGACATTCCAGAAAGACCTTTTAAAAATTTAGGTATGCCTGAAGATTTACCAATGTTTGTTAAACCCCAAGTAGTTGTTCCAGTTAATAATAATTTTCCTGCACTTCATTCTACTGGAGAACAAACTACTGATAGTACATATTTTGTTAATAAGCGTATTCCTAAACCTCAATTAAAAGGTGAAGGACCTTCTACATATTTTCCTGAAGACATTTCTGTAGTTCCTGAAGTTAAAGAACCAGCTCAAGCTAGTGATGCAGAAATGGAAGCAATATTAGTTGCTAATGAAAAAGTTGTTCCTCCATTAAAACCAGAAGATGATGAAACAAGACCTGAGTACTGGATTAAACATTTAAGAGGTTCTCAAAAAGATGTTGACAAAGCTATGGCTAATAAAGATGATGAGTCTGCTATTAAGTCTTTAAGCGATTTGTTTACATACAAAGGTATTAAAAGTATTTTAGGTTTAAATGATCAAGAGGTTGCTCGATTAGCAGTAGCTACTGTAGCAGGTCGTGCTATGGGTTATGACACTGCTCGTGCATTATCTTATGGTGGTAGACAAGCATTTGAAACATCTTTACGTAGACAGGCTCAAGAGGAAGCTAATAAACGTCAAGATAAACAATTAGCTGCTCAAGCTGAACGTGAAGATATGCGTACTGCTATTACATTAGCTGGTCAGGCTAAAACTGAAAAGAGAGCTGCTGCTAAAGAAAAATTAGATGAAAAGAAATTAGAATTACAAAATAGAATACAAAATGCTAAAGAGGAAAGAGATCGTCAATATCGTATATTCCAAGATTTAAAAGAAGATAATAAATGGACTCATCAACAATCTAAAGATGCTAGAGCAGAGCAACAACATCTTCAAGATAAATTACAAACTTATTTAGCCATGGATGTTAATCCTGCAGTAAGATCAAAAGCTTTAGATTTAATAGCTAAGTCTAAAACTCCTGAAGATTGGTTAAGTAATATGCGTAATGCTACTACATATCTAGCAGCTAACGTTCAACATTATCCTCCTGGATATGGTCGTAAAGGTGGTAGTGGTAGTGGTGATGACGATGGTGAAGGTGGTGGTAAAACTAAGTATGCTAAAGAACCAAAGATGATGTTTGTAAATGGTCAACTCATGCCAGTTCAATATCATAAAGGTAATTACCAAACTATGGATGGTAGACCAATTCCACCTAATGCTGTTAAAACTATTGAAGCCCATCGATATGAAGAAGATACTGTTGCTAATAAAGTTGAAGCATTAGTGCCTCAAGGTGCTAAAGATAAAGATGGAAAACCTTTTAATGTTAAAGGACTAGCTAATAATTCTAATAGAATATTATCAGGTATTCCTGGAGGATTAACTATTGATAACAAAGCTGATGTTATGAATTTAGTTATTCCTCAACTTGTAGAAAGCGGTGTTCAAGATCCTAGTACTGTTAGGCAAGTTATTCGTGGTAACCTTGCTAAAACTACAAGTCAATCTGATAAAGATTTGTGGAAGCCTAAAGGTAAAAGTTTATCTGCAAAATCTATGACTGAATTTACTGGTGCTTTAGATACAGTTATTAATAATGCTGCTTCAAAAAGTCAAGTAATAGATGACCAAACTGCGTATGAAGCTTTGAAAAGAAACTATAATGCTATACCAGCAGATGTTAGAACTAAGATGGAAAAATCTAATCTTACACAAGAGGGTTATAGTACGTTCCAAGATTGGGCTATAGCAACAACAACAGGAAATCCTAAATGGAAATCTTACACTGAACCTAAACCAAAATAAACTGAAAAGGGGTTATTATGAAATCGTTAGATGATTATGTTAATGATGTACTTGCTGATAATGCAGCTATAGCCCCTCCTTCAGGCTCTGCTTTAACTATTAATAACAAACCAACAAAGAATTCTCCAAAATGGATTGACTCTGATACTGTTAAAGTAAACAATAAAGATTATCGTATTGAAGGTTATAATGCACCTGAAGTTGCGCATAGATATGATGGTATATTCCTTCCTCCACAAGAGCAAGGGGTATCACCTCAAATACCTAAGATACTTAATCAAGCAGGGTTTACTGACTTACAAACTACAGGTAAAACAAGTTATGATCGTGGAGTAGCTAAGCTTGTTAATCCTAACACTGGTGAAAATGCAGCTAATTTTTTATCAAGAACAGGTATAATAGAACCTAATAGATTTACTGATAAAGATTCTGCTGATCAATATTATAACACACAAGCTATTATAAGAGCTTTTCCTGAAAGAGCTAAACGAGATCCTATATTAGCAGAAGTAGTTAAAGAAAATGAACGTAGAGACAAAGAGTTTGCTGAAGCTGGAAGACGCCAGTATGTCCCTAAGATAAATGCTTTTAACGAAGAACAATATGCTGCATATAAAAACAGTACAGGTATTAAAGGTATTAATAATGCCAGAGATACTATTAAAAAGATTGATGCTATATTAGCTAGTGAAGGTAGACCTGAATTAACACCTGACTTTAATGCAGTAGGTTTTGAGGGTGCTATGTCTTATACAACAGGTGGTGGACAACAAATACCTCCTGAAATTAAGGCTAAGTTACTTAAACAAAGAGAAGCAGCACAACAACAGATGTTTACTTCTTCTTATTTACCTGATGTAGTAGGTGGTGTACAGTTTCGTAGTAATGATAGAACTATAATGAACCAAGCCAATGATCAAATGAGTACTAGTTTTTATAGTGCTCTTAAAGATATGTCTAAGGGTTTTTGGGGTAACGTAGAAATGGTTGGTGAGAAGACTGGTTGGGATGAACTTAAAGACAATGCTAAAGCACATGTCAATAGTATTAAGATGACTCAAGCAAATTTACCAGCAACATTATCTTCATTTAGAGATATTAATACTGATGCAGGATGGTGGAATACAGCTAAAGATTCATTAACTTATACAGGTAATTTATTTGCAGGTACATTACCTCAAATGACTACTTTAATAGCTTCTGCTTATCTTACTGGTGGTTCTTCTTTAGGTATAGCTTTATCTACAGTACCTGGTTCTTTCTTTTATGCAGGTCAATTTTATGCTGATCAACCTGATGATAAAAAGAATGCTGCATTAGCTGTTACTGCTGGTGTAGGTTCAGGTGTATTAGATAGGTTAGGTCTTGAATTTTTATCTGGTAAGTTAGGTTCTGGATTGTTTACTGTTACAGGTAAAGAAGAAGTTATTAATGCTATGATTCAAAACGGTAAAGCAGCAACTAGATTAGAAGCTGAAAACCTTCTTCAAAATGCTACTAAACAAGAGATATTAGCATTAACAGGTTTTGGAAAAGAATTTGCTACAAAACAATTATTATCTATAGAAGGCGCTGCTAAAGCAAGTGGTAAAGCATCTATAGCTGGTTTTGGTGAAGGTGGTACTGAGTTATTACAACAAGAACTGCAAATGCTAGGTCAATCAGGTCAATTTAATCGTAATTATAAATATGATTTAAGTTATAAAGATCAATTAGAAGATGCCTTTGTTGGTGGTTCTATTATGGGTTTTGGTTTTCATGGAGCAAGAGGCGTAACTGATATGGCTGGATGGCATTCAGCAGTAGACGCTCAAAGACTTTATGATAAAACTGTTAGTGATTCTCAAGCTTTTCAAGCGGATAACCAAGAAAGATTAGCAAATAATAATGGGGGATATGTTGACGTTACTCAATTAGCTAGACAAACTGCTGTTCAACCATCAAATTATGCTGATACTTCTTTAACTAATTTACCTACAAATAAGGGATGGTTTGAAGGTGTTAAACAAACAATAGCTAATCCATTATCTTTGTGGAAACAATTAAGTCATACTGCTATACCAAGTATTACCGATGATAATGGTAATTTTAAATACAACTTAGCTTATCTTAAATCTATAATGGGTGGTTTTGGTATATTACCAGGAGACTCTGCTTCTGTATTTCAACAAAAGTTAATGGGTAAATGGTCTGATGGTGGAGCATATGATTTAGCTTCTAGATTAGCTGGAACAATGGGTTTTGGTGTTAACAAACAATCTGTTAACCAAATGGTTAAAGAAGCATATGATAACTATTGGTCTCAAGGTCTTCAATTACCTGTAAGTACTTATCAAGAACAAGTATTACAAGATTGGAAAAACAATTTGGATAAAACTAGATTGTCTATGATGCAATCTGCTATTGATGCTGGATTACCATTTAGCCATTTAGCAGATGAAAATGCTTTGTTTCAATCATCTCGTATTGATATCCCTAAGCTTAATAGTAATAAACCTCTTATTGTAAATGAAATGGTTAATAGTGGAGCAACAAGATCTGAAGCTACTACTGCTGTTAATAATCTTAACAGCCCTAATAAAGCAAAAGCAAGTGCTGCCGTAGATTATTTATCTCAATATGGTTTCTTTACTAACCCTAATTTACAAAATATATTTCAAAGTAATATTCTTGATAGTATTGAGCATATGAAAGAAAGAACTGCACAACAAGTTATGCACGCAACTTATCTTGGAAAAGATGGTAATATCCTTGGTAAGCTTTTATTAGCAGCTAAAGATGCAGGTGAGTTTAATGATTCTAATGGTGTGTTTGATGAGAAAGCTTTTAAAGCTGCAACAACAGAAGTAAAAGCATGGTATGATATTACTAATAATGACTACAACAATATTGAAAGTCCTTTCTTAGCTTCTACCCAAAACTATTTAGTTACTGCAACATTGTTAGCTTCATTATCTAAAGCAGCTATTTCTTCTCAAGCTGAAGCTACATTAGCAACATTAGGTACACCTGCTAAACTATTAGGAAAACAATTATCTACATACGCCAGTGAGTATGCTACTGAATATGCTACTGATATGGCTAAGGGAGCCTCATTTGCAGCATCATTGTTTGGTATTAAACATTTGAGAGAAGTTCCTGATGTAAATTTACAATCAAGATTAGATAAATTAAATGACAAATTAAATGCACCTAATGCTTCTCAAGAGTCTCTTGATGAAACACAAAAAGAAATTGATGAGTTACATGAGCGTTATTTTAATAGAAAAACATTTAGCAGATTAGGTTTTGCTGAAGTTGGTTTTGATGCATCTAATAAATATGATTTTGGTGGTACAGACACTAACAAACTACGTAAGATTATGGGTGTGTTTGTCTCTGCTATTTCTTTAAGAGCACAGACAGATGCTAACCGCATGGCAGTACTTAGTATTGCTGGTGATATTATGATGACTCAGCTTAATACTCTTAGCAATGTTGATCCTGCTATTCGTGATGTTGCATTTGCTACTGGTCAAGGTTTAACTGTAGAACAACAACAAGCTTTAATTCAATTACAACAATATGGTTTAAATGTACCTCATATGCTTAATGCAATAGATGTTATGGGAAGCCAATTTAATATGTCTCCTTTTGAAGGTAACTTTTTAAATACAGAACAAAACGCCCCTATGTACGAAGCTATACAAGATAATATTTACACTGCATTAATTAACTTTGTTGATTCTCGTGTTGTTAATCCACAACCATTTAACACACCAAAGATTTATAATGATCCACGGTTTAAAATGATTACTACTATGCAAAAGTTTATGGGTACAGCTACAGCAGTTCTATTACCTAGATTATATAAGCAACACATACTTAATGGTAGTGTTGGTATGCGTTATGATGCTTTTGCTACTATGGGTATGACCTTAATTATGAGTGCTTTTGTTAATATATTTAAAGATCAAATCTCTTATGGAGAAGATAGTCCTTATGTAAAAAGTAGAGCAAAGAAAGCTCAACGCATTTTAAATTCATCAGGCTTACTTGGTCAAGCAGAAAAGATAACAGAAGCTATATCACCTACTATTGAATTTAGTAGTGCTAAATTTACAGAAAATCCTGCGGGATGGGCTGTAGATAAAGCTAAAGGTATATCACCTGTTGTATCATGGGTAGCTAAACCCATTGAAGGGGCATATGATATATCAGAAGGTAAAGATCTAAAGGGCGCTAAAAAGATAATGAGGGCTATGCCTGTTATCGGTAGCTTTCCTGCAGCAAGTAATTATACAGCAGAAGAATTTGTAAATGCTTTTAAGGGAAAATAAATGGCAATTAATGTAAATGTAAATACGCAAGGCAGAGCACCATTAAGTGCAGAGCAATTGCAAGCATTCTCTAACCAAGCTTTTGGTACTGGTGCTGCTCCTCAGGTAGAAATACCTGGGACAGAAGCAGTTAAACAAGCTATGGATGTATATAATCCTCAACCTATTCCCGTAGTACCTCTACCAGTTGGAAGTATTGCTGGACCAGTAAATGTAAACAGGTTATCTGCTCAATCTACTCCTGAAGATTTAGCTCAGGCTACTCAATCATCTTTTGCTGGTCGAGAAAGATTAGGCTTAGTAGAAGATGAACAAGGTATGCCTCAGTTTGATCCTCAGACTGGTGAGTATATAACTCAACCTATTACTATGGTTGATTATGGTCAACAACAAGAAGCTGACTTATCTACTAGACCTAATATGGCTCCTGCTTTAATGACTGAAGATCCAGTAGAAGCAGGTCAAGCTATTCTTAGAGCAAGAGCAGAAGTATCTTCAGCAGAGTCTATGCCAGCTGGTACATCTCAATTCATGGGTATGGATGATAGTACTATTAAACAATGGGCTGATAGTGCAGCACCTGCATTAAGCATGGTGTCAGATGCTACTGCTGCTGATTTGTTTAGTCCTGAAGCTGTTATTAGAAGTACTGCTGAAGGGTACTATGGTGTTCCTGCTGGTCTAGAGATTATGAATACTAACAATATTCCTTTAGAATATGCTAGACCAATATCTACAGTGTTAGGTATTGCACATGCACGAGCTACTGAGCAAACACGATTGTTTAGAAATGGTATTAAAACAGATCCATTTGAAGATGTTGCTGAAGTAAGAGATAAGAACGGTAATCTTATGGATGCCCAACCAAAAACTAATTTAGTTAATTCTACTATTGCTTCAATGCACAATGCTCTATCTAACTTAGGTATGGATATACCTGCCCAAGCAGTAAGACAATTAGCAGAAGCTAAAGTTGAAGCAGAAATTGCTCAACATCGTCACCTGCCTATGTTAGATAAAGATGATAACATTGTGTATGGTTCTTCTAAAGAAATGAAAGATTTAGCAGCTGAATTAAGCTATATGTCTGCTGCATTAGCTGGTGATGAACGTAGACCTTTGCCTTCTAAAGTACCACAGATATCTGGATCTAATTTTATTAAGCCTGGTTCACAAGGTACAAAGAATTCTTTAACTATAGAAGGTGCTAAACAACCTGTAGCAGAAACAGTTAAAGATATATTTGGTTCTATTGGTGAAATCTTTTTACCTAAAGCTATGTTGTCTACAAGTATGCAGATAGAAGATATTAAAAGAAATATGGTAGATGGTCCAGAAGGATTTTATTCTTCAAGCCCATTTGCTAAACGTCATAAAGTATCTTTATCAGACTACAATAAACTTAAACAAAGAGTTAAACCACCTAGTGATTATGATAATAATAATCCAGTATCTAGAGCTAAGTTTGTTGAGCTACAAAATCAACATGCAAAAACTACTATAGGTAATGCTATTCAGTTTATGGAATATGATTTAGCTAATGCTCAAAAGATTAAAGGTGTTGTGTATACTGGTTACTCTCATTCAATGGCTAACCAACGATTCTTTAGAACTAATGCTGGAACTGATATACTAGCGTCTAAAAATGCTACTCGTGAGATGCTTAACTTTGGTATCCAAGGTTTAACTTACGCTAATCATTTCTTTGATCCTGTAAAAATTAAAAACTTACAAGACAAAGCAATGGGTATATTTAGCAAGTCAGGTAAAGCTCGTAACAAAGCGTTAATGGCATTAGCTCCTGATGAAAGAACTGCTCTTGGTCTTATGGAGTGTGCAGTAGTTAATTACTATAGCTATAGTGGTGATCCATCTGTACACAACAAAGATATTGTTAAACAACCTGAAATACAATTAATTAGAATGTATACACCTGAGATTGGTAAACATTTAGGTATGTTAGGTAAAGAATATAATGATTGGTTATCAGGTAATGTAGCTGAAGGTTCAAACATTATTAATATACTTGCTAATATGCCTAGAGGTGAAGCTCAATCACATCAAAATCTTTATGATGACTTTGCTCAATTAGGTATGGCAGCAATGGATCCAGCAATGGCTAATCGTTTTGTTAAACTTAGTGCTTTAAATTATGATGATGGAAATCAGAATGGTATCTTTATTCAATCTTTGTATGCAGGTAAACCAACAGTTGCAATTAGATTAGGTTCTTATAACCCTAACTTATCTGATATGCGTGGATATGCGTTAAGTATTATTGGTGATAACTTATCTAATATAATTGTTGATAACAAAGATAAGCTTGATGGCTGGAAAAATTTCTTTAGTAATGCAGTCAATGAGAAGTTAGCAACTGATTTGTTTAAAGCACCTTTAATGCAGAACTCTTATGGTAAAGATTCTGGAATGTTCTTTGATCATGTATTATCTTTCTTAGAAGGTTCTCAAGATTATAATAGCGTATTTGCTGAATATGTATTACCTAACTATAATAGTTCAACAGAAGCAGCTCAAGATTTAGCTAACGCATTAGATGCAACTTTAAGAAAAGTAATTGACCCAAGCTTTACTCGTATGCTTAAAAAGGTTGGTCGTATGTTTGCTGTTATTAACTCAATACCTATTTTAAAAGGTATTACTGGTGATGACACTGTGTATTCTTCTGTTGATTTAGGTTTTATTCCTGATCAATTCAGAGATGTAGAAGGCACGGGTATGACTCCTGAAGGACAACCATATACTACTGTAGATAGAGGTATTGAAACAAATACTTACCTAGCTCCTGAAGGTATTGTTGAAGTACAAGCTGCAAGAAGGATGTACAATGCTGCTGCTGGTAAACCTAATCAATCATTCTATAACAAAGCTAAAAATAAATTTGATTTGTTTGAAAATGCTCTTGGCTCTGCATTGTCTAGATTGTTAGGTGTTATGCCTATTCAATCTACTGATGCTGACTTGCTTAAGCTAATGATGTTAGATTTAAATGCGGATAGAAAAATACCTTTACCAGTAGCTACTGTTCATGATTCATTAATAACAACAATGGATACAATGCATCTCTATCGTAATACTTATAATAACGTAGCAATTCCTCAGGCAATACCTGAGATTAAAAAGTTTGCTAAACAATTACAAGATGCTTATATCAAAGCTAAAGATGAGGTGTTTAAAAGAACAGCTGGTGCATCAGACGTAGGTATTGGTACTAAAGGAGACTTTCCTGCATTAGGCGCTTTCTTTGAAGACTTAAATAAAAAGACTAATAATAGTCCAGAGTATGAAGCATATATTAAAAACAGATCAAAAGACCCAATCAAAAGTTGGGAAGAGCTTAAAGCAAAGAACAATCAATTATTAGATAAAGCTAAGAAAGCAGGTTGGATTGATGGTATACCTAATCTAACAGTATCTGGTTCACAATTCAGAGACTTATTTAATATGATTGAATCTTACCAACAATTAGGCGGTGCAGAAAATATGTTTAAGATTTTTGCAAATGAATTTGAAGGAAAAGTAGATCAAGGTTTTAAAGCATTACGTACAAATGGTAATGTAATAAAACATGGTATTGCTCAGATGACTCACGCATAGCAAAATAAAAAGCCCCTCAAGGATAATTCCTTGAAGGGCTATTTTTTTTAAATCAGTCTTTTAATTTCTTGACGAACACTATCTGCATTTGTATCAGCCAAAGATAAAGCTTCATCTGGAGAGTAACCTTTTGTAAGGTATCCTTCATAATTATCTTTGTGCATCTTTCGGATAGCAGCTTCATTAATATCTGGAGTGCCAGCTAGTTTAGGGTCTAACCCTAGATTTGTACATACATCCATGTCAGATGTTTCTCTATCACCTCTTAAAGCAAAGATGTTATAGTTTTGATATTGTTTCATTTAAAACTCTTTCCAATAGTTGCTTTTACTTTCCAATGTAATTTACCTAAGTCTCTAAGGTAGTCACCAATATAAGTATTCAAACCACCATAACATGTTTTATCAGCTACTTCAAATAATGATTGAGCATTTTGAATTAGTATTTCAAAGTCATTACATAATTCAGTAAACATAGTCTTACTAGACTCACCTAGTTTGTTACACTCAAGAATCTCTGTTGTATCTAAAATAGCTTTAAGAGAAGGTAATGCTGGCTTATCTAACTGACGTAATTGTTCACCTAAGCTATCATGTTGCGCCCAAAGGAAATCATAAATCTCATTTAATAATTCATGGTCTTGCGCAAAGGTTGGACCTTCAACATTGAAGTGGTATCCATGTGACTTATAGTATACAACAAAATTATCTGCAAAAAGGTTACGAAGAGGTAGTACTACAATAGAACTATTACCCTTGTGCATTAGCTTCCTCCCAATCATATGTATGTGTATAATCATCTACAAAGTCTAGATGGCATCCTGATGGGGGAAAGTAACCCATGCCTCGTAGGAATCTTTCAAACTGTTCTATCACCTCAGTAATGTGAGAATGAGCAGACATTTCCATACGAGTAATTAGCTTAGGATTACTGTGATTGCATTCAAAGATAATGCTATCTTCACACATATCTTGAATATCGTATTCGTTAATCATTTAATTCCCCTAATAATTCTGAAAGTGGTTTTGACTTTCGTGTACTGTTTTTTAAATCTAATTGTTTTCTTGCTTCAATATAAGCATCAACATTAGTATCCATGAATTCTTGTAATGCTACTAATTCACTAATAATTAAAGATAACTTTTTAGCTTTCTCAACATAATCTTTTTCTTTATAAATACTAAAGTCTAATGTAACATTCCTATTACAATCAGAGATAGTAACATTAGTATCCATAGACCAATCACAGATATCACAACTAACTTCAATAGCTGCTAATCCATGTTTACTGTTAAGGAATTTTCTTGAGTTATATTTTTTAGATTTCATATGTGTCCTATGGTGGGTCATGCATGAATCGAACATGCACTCGTGACTTAGAAGATCACTGTTCTGTCCATTGAACTAATGACCCTTGTTGTTTGGTTGCGGAAAGTGGATTCGCACCACCGACCTCTGGATTATGAGTCCAGCGCTCTCCTACTGAGCTATTCCGCTATATTAGATGCGACAATTGGATTCGAACCAATGACCTAGCGATTATCAACCCGCTTGCTCTTCCACCTGAGCTATGTCGCATTGTTCCTATTAGGGGACAGCTGTTCCTGTAATAAAAGTATCTAGTTCAGGTAGAGTAATAGACCCGCTAATCTTTCGAATCATATTATCTTTTTCATCAGCTAAAACAAATGTAGGTACAGTCTTAACACCATATCTATCTCTAAGCTCTGGGTTATCCATAGCGTTAACATTAGTTAGCACTACACCATAATCATAATGAAAGTCTATATCTTTAATACGACTATTCATTTGTCTGCATGGTACACATGTATCTGTATAAAATTTATATAAGTTCAAATCTCACATCCTCCAGCTGCACATGCTAATGTTTGAGCACCCTCAACATTATCACGGTCTTCAATAAAGTTTTCCCAATCAATAGATGGGAGCGTATCTTTTAAGCGATGATAAACTGACAAGTCAATATCCTCATATGGAGCCTGACGATAAGTACCACCATCATCAGGTAAGAAACTAATACCAGTACACTCATCAAAGTGTTCATATACCCATGCACCTACATCCATCCATTCATGTTCTTTAACAGAGATAGTGACAGATGGTTTGTGTTCGCACCAATAACGCTGATACATTAACCAGATATTTAAGTGATCAATAGCGGTTAAGTCTTTGCGGGTAAACCCTGGTGAACGTTGTGGGAAACTGAACACAGATGTTTGATCAGGTTTCATTACGCAATCTTCATGAGGTACACCTTGCTCAATTAAGAACTGAGTTAAAGGATCCTTCTTATCCTGACGAATACGTCTAATGTAATATGGAGCATGTCCTGCATGAATACCACTACTTGTTTGTGTTAATTGAGATACAGTGCCTTCAGGCTTAACACAAGTAATAGCTGCTGATTCAGAAATGCCTAAGATTTCAGCCCATTCTTGGTTAGTATCACGAGCTACGTCACGTAGGGTAGATAACACTTCTTCTAGATTCATATTACCTTGACCACGTAATAGTTGATTATCTAAAATACCAGTCATAGACACACCTAACAAACGTTCTGACTCAGTATTAGTACGCCAGATATCACGTAGGTAAGGGAAGTAAGTTAGAGTTGACTGCATGGTACCCATGATAGTAGCAATTCTTACTTTGTGTTTGAGTGATTCCAAAGTATCTTCGGGAGATACAACAACGGTAGATAGATTACAGAATTGGTAGGGCTTAAGGATAATTTCTGAACAAGGGTTTGTTCCATAGTCTGTGGTACTATCACGACGACCCCATTTAGCTGCTTGTTTTTGTGATGCTTCACGATTAAAGATTCCTCGTTCACCTGAGTGACTGTTATAAATGTCTAACCATTCCTTCATAAACTCGCCTACAGAAGGTTTCCTGTTGTATACTGCTGAGTTGTTAGCTAAAGCACGTTCACCATGTTGTTCCCACCATGTACCTGTCTTAGCAGTAGCATGGTCATAGTCTCCTAAGTCACCTAAGCTAATCATAGCACTACGGCGAACACCACCTACGACAACTACCTCACCAATCTTACACATAATATCATGGCATTCAATAGGCTTAAGCTGACGTCCTTGAGACGCCATAAACTTATTAACTGTATAACTAAACAAATCAATCAATGGACCAGGACCAGAGGCACGACCACCAAAGGTCTTTAATGGAGCACCTGCTGGACGTACTAATGATATATCCCATTGAGGAATAATACCTTTGTATAACATATCAACAAGGATACGATAAGCATCACACCAACCTTCTTTACTGTCTTGTACTTTAATAGTAAAATCAGCAGCATTTACAAGGGTAGGTACTAAGGGTAACTGACCCGTATATTGTTGTTCAGACGAGAAGCCTACTCCAGTACCACATAATAGGATGTACATGGCTTCATCAAAACAACGAGGATTATCGATAGGTAAATAAGAACAATTATATGCGGCTACGTTAGTTCGGCGAAGAGCTTCACCAGCTGTCATAATAGAACGCATTGAAGGTAGTGTAGACAAACTATTAATTTCATTACGTAAGATTTCCCAGATACTGTCATCTGGTTTTATTTTATTCTTTAATTCTCTCTGAAAGAAGGTTACCCAACGATCAGAAGTTTCATTCCAATTTTCCCTACGTTTCTTTTCAGGTAAGTAACGAGCATAACGGGATTTAGCGATAAGTTGTTGATAAGAGTTCATGAATTCCTTTTGTTTTATTCTTCGGTATTAGGGGACAACTAGCAGAAAAAGTATTTAGATTCATAGACTTGTTTTAAATCTAATGTACCTTCTTCTGGAGATGGAAACGTAAAAGTATCTTTATTAAGCATCAATGTATCCATAAGATTATTAAAGAAGTCTGGCATATCATATTGAGCTACAAAGGTCATCTTAGTTACTTCTTGTAAGAAATCCACTTCACTGGCATGAGTACTAAAGCTGTCATGCACAGCACCAAAGTTACCATTAAAGATAGAAATAACGTTAGCCATATGAGCAGCATCGTAACTATGAACGAGGTTAGGACTGATACCAGAAGCAAAAGAACGTCTACAAGGAACCTTTTCACCAGTCTCTTTATTGAGTACATCAACTTTAATAACATGTCTAATCCTTCCTTTAGGGTTTCCAGCAATACCTCTAATAGTACCTCTATGTTTTCGTTCATGCTGAAGAAATGCTTTATACACTACAGGGAATCCTGAAGGTGTATGCCATGATAACTGATTACGATTACAGTTAAGCTCATGTTCAGCAATCTTTTGTAAAAACTTAGTTGTTTTTAATGGACCAGAACATACAGCATTAATAGCCTTAATAAGGTTACCTGCTAAATCTCCACATTCTTTTTCTGTAATACCATACTTAACAGTAAAGCCTTCTACATGACAGTCATCATACATATTTTTAGCAATACGTTGTTTACCTGCTGAATATGCACGAGTCATAGAGCCTCGTTTAGCAATACCCTTACGGATATCCTTCATAGGCATATTTTTTTCTTTAAAGTAGTCAGGCATAATATTAATAAGTTCTTTAGCCACAGCTACATAAAAGTCTTTTTGTATAGGTGTAGGTACTAATGATACTAATGTAGCTGCTTGTGTATCTCTAGACATAGCTGCCAGATGCTGCCATCCATTATTACTACCATCAATAGGTATAGGAAAGCCAGACATGTGTTTCTTACCTTTACTTTTTGCTTGAATGAAGTCTTTAATTTCAAGACAACAAGCTAATAAGCTATAAGGTTTTTCAGCTGATGTATCTATAGTATAAAACTTAGCAATGCTAGCTATTTTAGTTAGGTTATTATCTACCCATATAGCTCTGTCTTCAAGAGTCATTTTGTCAAGAGAGATAGTGTCTAACCCTTCTCCTTTTAAATAACTTTTATAGTCAGTAGTAAAGTAATGTGGTAATTTGTTAATATTAAATGATTCATTGAAACATCCAGCGGTATGTACCTTAAGCCAGAAGTAACCACGATCGTCCATCTCTTTTTTATTCTGAAATAAAAAGAGACTACGGGCTAAGTCACTACCCTGAAACTCTAAGAAGGATTCAGCATAGTATACTCGACCACGATAGTCACAGGATACTTCTTGATAGAAAGATCTATCACCAATTA